AGCACCACTTGCGTTTTCTGTGTAGAGGCGCTTATTAGTAAGATCCAGCGCAGGTTCGCCCTGAACAAGATCACTTGTCGCTGGTGCGCCTGAACCGTTCTTTAGCTTAATTGTAGTCATTAATAAGTTCCTCCGTCAACAGTTGACAGTGTTGTAGAAATAGAAGTTGTACCAGAGCCAGTGACTGCACCGGACAGTGTGATCGTTTGGTTGCCTGTGAGATACCCAGCACTAGCGTGATTTCCCCAGCCGTGTGCTGTATCAGCTTTAGTGCCTTGTGCAGCCGTAGCGTAATCAGCAGAACTAAACGCTTTTACTTGGGCAAGATTAGTAACCTCAGAATCCATCAAGGCACCCGCAGCAGCAACATTAGTTGCATCAGTCACGTCTGCACTAGCTTCAACACCGTCTAGCTTTGTACCATCTGCTGCAACGTCACGACCATCTACAGTACCACTAAGGCTTATGTTGCCTGTGATATTTACGTTACCTGTGCCAGTAATGTCTTTACTGTTGAGGTCTAAGTTACCGCCTAACTGTGGTGTTGTGTCGCCTACTAGGTTTGGATTAATAGTATCCCAAGCACTTCCCGTGTAAATCCTAGTGCTGTTATCTGACGTATTAAAGTACCAATCACCTGTTGTTACTGCGTTACCGTTACCGTCTACAGTTGGGTTACTTGATTGTGCGCCTAAGTAAAGCCCGTCAATAGCGTCCTTAGCGGCTTCTGCGGCTGTTGCAGACGTGGCTGCTGCTGTAGCACTAGATGCTGCTGCCGTTGCGCTGGAGGCCGCTGCAGTGGCGCTAGAGGCTGCATTGGTAGCCTGTGTAGTAGCTGTTGTTGCTTGTGTTGTTGCTGTGGTTGCGCTGGTAGCTGCATTAGTAGCACTTGTGCTGGCTTCACTGGCTTTAGTAGTAGCTGTAGTAGCCTGTGTTGTTGCTGTAGTAGCAGATGTAGCAGCAGACGTAGCAGATGTTGACGCAGCAGATGCTTGTGTTGTTGCTGTAGTAGCACTACCAGAAGCACTGGTTGCACTGGATGCTGCCGCAGTTGCACTAGAAGCCGCTGCTGTTGCGTTAGTTGCAACACCGGACTCATTAGCCGCAGCGTTGGTTGCGCTGGTTGCTGCAGCAGTAGCCGATGCAGAAGCTTCGTTTGCTTTTGTAGTAGCAGTCTGGGCGTGAGTAGCTACCTGTGACGCATACGCATCTGTAGAGGCATTACCTGAACCACCTGTGCCTCTAAATATAGGCATAGACTACTCCTAAGAAAACAAACAAGGAAAGAAAAAGGGGCCATTGCTGACCCCCATTAGTTTTATTAGGCAGAAGGTACTGCCAAAACAAAACCAGCTTCAGGACGATACACTTGAACACCGTAGAGGGTGTCGGCAGTGTACAGAGTAGAAAGATACTCTTGCTTGTACTGAGTCTGAGAACGTACAGCCATTTGCTCTGCCATTACAACAGCGTCTTTGTGGAACAACAACGCAGCGCGAGTATCTACGCTTGATGCTGTATTGTCGCCTGCCGCCTCAATGGTTCTGCAGTTAGCAGACACATATACGTCTACGCCGTACAGGTTACCAATTAAACCGTTGTTAACAGTACCACCAGATACAAAGTCAGAAGACACGTATCGGTCAATACCCATAATCGCGTTTCGCGTTGCGGGTGGTATAATCAAATTACGATTATCCATCGGTACATTGTTGTCATCCATTTTCTGGATCATGTCACGGAAAAACGCATCCGTAAACTCGTCACCAGCTACCAGAGTGTCATCAGTGTACTGAGTGGTAGTTCCGTTATCGTTAAAGAAACAACCAGTGTGCTGGTAGTCAGTAGCGGCAGGGCTAAATACAACAGCACCACCATCACCAAAACCAGTACCAGCCGCGTGAAGGTCATTGTCAACCTGAACAGCTAACTGATATCCAGCGTCTTCAGTGTAAAACTGTCGCAGAGAAGACAGAGCCTGTACTTCTACGATGTCCTCAATCAAACGTGAGTACTCAAAGTGACGATCAACAGTTACTTGCAACTCAGTTTCTAGGTTAGCCTGAATCGTAACTGCTACAGATTCTGTCTTAGCAGAAGCAGAACCACGGACGGGCTTAGGGATGTGAATAACATCGCCTTTCTTGCCAGACATAGCGAGACGCTTAACAAGAGGAGCCATCTTCAGGTTCTTTTGGTAAGCAGCGATTACTTCATCGCTCCAGATTTCTGGGATAAAAGTCCCAGCAGCGGTTTTGTCTACTACAGCGTGGGCTGTAAAGTAGGCACCAGAAGTTTCATTAGCCATTGTAATTCTCCTTTAGGCTATCGAACCCGACCCTCTGAATACGCTTTGAGTAGTTCGTCCGACATGGACTGATAGCGCTCTGGGTCGGTTCTCATAAGTTTAATAATGTCAGCACGACGATAAACTTTACGACGAGATCCTTCTGCTGTTCCGCGAGCGTTGCCTGTTGATGCAGTCTTAACTGAACTCTTACGTGCTGCTTTTTCTGCTTGTGCAGTCTGTTGAACTATCTGGTTGCGCTCTTTCCAGAGGCTAAATAGCTCGTGTGCAGAATCGTAATCGTACTGTTGGTCTGCCTGAACAAACAACTGTGTTCGGACTTTTGACCCTTTAATCCACTCAGCAAACTTGGGGTCTTGCAGTATCTGTTCCATCTCAGGATGAGAGGACTTGAGTTGTGCAAGAGTAGCCTGTTGTTTGTACTGTTGTGTGTAAGCCTGTGCTTCCTTAATCTTAGGGTGGTTGTCTATAGCTCTACTAACAGCGGTCTTAGGATCGACAAAGAAATCTACATCGTCATCGTTATCATCTTGTTGTTGCTGTTGTTGAGGTGCTTGTTGGGTTGAGAGTTGTGTATGAATGTAATCATCAACAACTTTACGTAACTCGCCAACTTCCGTACTCTGTTTACCTGAAAACTTCTCAAGCTCTTGGTGCATCTGTACGAGGTCTTCAACAGATTTACCTTGGTACTTTTCTGGAACTTCGGGCTGCTGAGGTTGTTCCTCTTCAGGAGTCTCTACAGTATCTTGTGTGTCGAGTTGGTCTGTTGCTTCTAATTCTTCTTCCTTACGCTCATCAAGTAGTGTTGCTCGTGACATTCTAAACTTACCCCGCCTATTATTTTTATTAGGTTATGGAGGATTAAATGGGAGTTGGCCTATGAGGTTTCCCGCGTGGTTTGCCCAGCCTTCTCGTGTTCACGTACCCACTTCATGTGCCTGCCGGGGAAATCCCCAGAGGAACCATCAAGGATATGTGGAGTTGCTGATACAATCTTTGTAGCATTAGCACCACACCCGCACCTACTGGATGTAGTACCTGCTTCTACAAATTCTTCAAAGGTATGTCCGTTAGTACAACGAAAATCAAATACTTTAATCATCTTCTTCTGGAGGCTTAGATGCCTCTTCGTAGTTAGTTGTAACGATAGTTTCCATGTTGATTAAGTGGGCTAATACGTTTAGTTGTCCCTTACGAAAAAACATATCGTCAGCATCTTTAGCTGCTTCTATACTGTTAATCTGTAAAGCATTGTTGCCAAAGTCTTGCACAAGTTGCTTCCAGCCGTCAGTAATAAAAAGACTAAAGTATGCGTCGTAGTACTGCTGTGTTTCTTGATCCATCTTGAGGCCTTTTGGGTTGTCTCTTTTGTATTAAGTGTACCTAAGTACACCTATATTATACCATACTTTTGACTAAAAGTCAAGTATTATTTTATGTAAATTTTACCGTTTCTTGGCTGTTTTCTTAGCTTTCTTAAAGGCAGAAGCCTTAGGAGCGCCTTTTGATCCCGGTTTACGCATAGTTTCACCTGATCCAGCCTTGATACGCTTACGTTTAGCGTGTATGTTGCTGTATAGTCCCCTAGGCATTTTAGTACCCCGGCTTCTTTACTTTTTTCTTTTTCTTCTTAGGCGTTGTAGACATATATCCAAGCATAGCTATCTCCTTACTTTTTGTGGGCTTTCTGAACTTCAAAGTTTGCAGTCTTAGACGCACCCTTGTGTGGCTTGTATCCGTCTGCTGGGTTTTTCATTAATCTGTAACTATTGCCACTTTTCATCCAGTGATAACCTTTTGGCGCGGGTACTTTCATGGACTCACCTCTTTTACTCTAGTGTGTATATTTTAGTTAGTGAAGTTACCCACGATGTAGGTATAACAAGTTCTGCGTCTCCCTCTGTAACTTCTCCTTCTTCTAACAAAACATGAGGACAAATAATTAATTTATACTCGTCTTGATGTAGAACAGCACCAACAGAAACTGCAATAGCTGGTTTAAGAGTTTTTAATTCCTCTATATCTCTCCAGCCTATATTAGCTCCTCCTTGAGCGT